GATTTTCGCGAGAAATACTCCGAACAACGCATAAACATGCCGAAGGCCAGTAGTTCCGAGCCGTTCACCGTCGGACACTTCGTGAAGTGGGCGAAGAAGCTGGAACTCGACAACGGGGAGCGGTGGGAGGTCGAGGACTACTTCGCCCGCTATGTCGAGGACGTCTTCCGGGCGATGGAGGCGCGGCAGCTGATGCGGCTCTGGCTCATTGTCCCTGAAGGCAACGCGAAGACGACGAACCTCGCCGGCCTCGCGCTCTATCACGGCGAGTTCCGGCCTCGCGCCTTCGTCCCGTGGGCGGCGAGCTCGCGCGACCAGGCCGAGATCGGCTACCAGCAGGCCGCGATCTTCGGCGCCTCGATGCCGAGGTCGCAGCGGCCGCGCTTTCAGGACGGCTACCGCCGGGTCAAGTTCGCGAACGGCTCGAGGATTCAGGTCTTCGCGGCCGGGGCCGAGCACGCCGACGGCGTCATCCCGACGATGCCGATCATCGACGAGCTGCACCGGACCGACCTGAAGCTGTACCGGACGTGGGCCGGGAAGCTGCGGAAGCGCGAGGCGCAGATGCTCGTGATCTCGACCGCCGGCGAGCCGGGCAGCGACTTCGAGGTGACGAGGGAGAAGATCAAGTCGGAAGCGACCGACGTGCTCGAGGACGGGCCCGCCTACCGGCGCTACGCCACCGAGCGCGTCGTGATGCACGAGTACGCGGTGCGCGACGACTCCATTCTCGATATGGAGATGGTGAAGGCCGCGAACCCGGCCTCGTGGGTCGACGAGGACTACCTGCAGCAGAAGCTGAGCGACCCGGATATGACCGAGGCCCACTGGCGGCGGTTCACCTGCAACATCGCCACGCTCGACGCCGGGAAGGAGCCCTACCTCGACGAGCAGGATTGGGACGCCGGCGCCGACCCCGACGCCGAGATCGGCGAGGGCGAGGTCTACCTCGGCGCCGACGGCTCGCGAACGTGGGATACGACCGTCGTCGCCTGGGCGCAGCAGGACCCGGACGGGATCGTCACCGTCGATGCCCGCGTCTTCAGCGTCCGCGACGGGATCGAGGCGCACGTCCACCATCGCGGCGGCCGGATCGACTTCGACGACGTGGAGGCGTTCGTGATCGACTGCTTCGACCGCTTCCCGGTGCGCGGCGCCGCCTACGACCCGCGCTACCTCGAGCGCTCGATGGAGATCGTGCAGACGCGACTCCCGGAGCGCGAGGTGAAGCCGGTCGAGCCGAGCTCGAAGGCGATGCGCGACGCGCTGCAGACGATGTTCAACCTCGCCGCCGAGGGCAAGCTGCGCCACCGGGGCGACCCGATCCTGCGCCAGCACGTCCTGAACGCCGGCGTGGATCGCGGGCAGTCGAGCGAGATCCGGCGCGTGCGGAAGATCGACGGGCGCCTGCCGATCGACGCGGTGCCGGCGATGGCGCTGGCCGTCTGGCGGGCCGCGAATCAGGAACCGAGCGTCTACGAGGAGCGAGGGATGGTGTTCGCGTGAGGCTGAAGTTCTGGGGCAACGACGAGCGGCGCAGTTCCTCGCTCGCCTATCCGTCAGAGGAACTCGTGAGCGCCTTCGGCGTGTCCGCGAGCTACTCGGGCCAGAACGTGACCGTGAAGAAGGCGCTCGGCCTAGCGGCCGTCTTCTCGGCCGTCGAGAAGATCAGCGAGGCGGTCGGGACGCTGCCGCTGAAGGTGTACCGGATCATGGACGACGACGAGCGGGTTGAGGCGCGCGCTCACCGGACATGGCGGATGCTGCACGACCAGCCGAACGAATACACGACCGCTCACCGCTTCTGGTCGACCTGCGCGGCGCAGGGTCTGCTGCACGGGAACGTCTACCTGCTGAAGCAGCGCTCGCTGCTCGGCGAGCTCGAGCAGCTCTGGCTGATCGACCCGAGTCAGGTCGAGCTGCTCTGGGACCCTCAGAACATGCGGAAGTCGTTCAAGGTCTCCTACTCCGACGGCCGCTACCGGACGCTCAGCGACGAGGAGGTCCTGCATATCCCGTTCTTCAGCCTGGACGGGATCTATGGCTGCTCGCGGATCGCTTACGCGCGCCAGACGCTCGGGACGACGCTCGCGCGCGCCGAGTTCGAGGGCGGCTTCTACCGGCGCGGCGCGCGGCTCTCGGGCGTGATTCAGTACCCGGGCCGGCTGGGCGAGAACGGGCTGAAGAACCTCTCGGAAGCGTTCTCCCGCTGGCACTCGGGGTCGGAGAACATGCACCGCGTCCCGGTGCTCGAGGACGGCGCGACCTTCAACTCGGTCTCGATGCCGCTGGAGGACATGCAGTTCCTGCAGCAGTCGCAACTCTCGCTGACCGAGATCGCGGTCCTCTTCAACCTGCCGCCCGCCTACCTCGGCGGCTCGACCGGCGACTCGCTGACCTACGCGACGACGGAGTCGAACCAGATTCAGTTCGCGCAGATGGCGATCGCGCCGCTCACGAACACGATCGCGAAGGCGCTGAGCGCCGACCCGGCGATCCTGCCGCAGAACGTCTTCTACTGCGAGTTCATGCTCGAAGGGCTGCTGCGGGCCGACATGAAGACCCGCGCCGAGTACTGGGAGAAGCTGCTCAACCTCGGCGTCGTCACGCCCGCCTACGTGGCAGCCCGCGAGAACCTGCCCGAGCCGCCCGAGCCGAAGGAAGAGCCCGCCGCAGAGGCTCCTACCGGCGAGGCCGGGAACGAAGTCCCGCCCGAGATGCAGCAGATGCAGGCCGCGCTTAAGAGCGTGGCGACGAACGCGGCCTAAGACACCGCTCCGAAGGCCCGACGAAGGAGGCCGTAATGGACGAGGCGCTCGACGCCTACTTCGACGCGCTCGCAGAGGTGCCGAACCAGCGCTCGGCGAGTTTTAACGACGTCGAGATGAAGGACGGCGGCAACGTCTTCCTCTTCGACGGCTACGCGGCCGTCTACGGCACGCCGGCCGACTTCGGCGAGTTCAGCGAGGAGGTCGCGCCGCACGCCTTCGAGGGCGTCCTCGCCGAAGGCCGGAACGTGCCGTTCCTGCACGAGCACCATCCGCACCAGCTGCTCGCGACCACGCGCAGCGGCCGCCTGCGCCTCGAGGCCGACGGGCACGGCCTCCGCACGCGGGCGAAGATCGTCAAGACCGACCTGAGCGCCCGCGTGAAGGCGCTCGTCGACTCTGGCGACGTAACGGGGATGTCCTACGGCTTCGTCGCCGGCAAGGGCAACCAGAAGTTCTCGCTCCGCAGCGGCAAGCCTCACCGGCTGCTGACGGGGTTCAAGAGACTGCTCGACGTCTCGACGACCTGGGATCCCGCGTTTCCGACCACGGAGGCGCAGTTCAGGTCGCAGGCGTTGCAGTACGCCGACTCACCCGAGGCATGGCAGCGACTCCTGATGGGCGCCTACCCGCAGCTTCTGGAGCTGGGCCACGACCTCGGCGGTAGGACGGACGAGCCCGAAGAGGAGCGCTCGGCCGAGTCGGTGGCGGGGGAGGAAGAGGTCGAAGAGGCGACAACCAGGGCCGCCACGTCCGTGGCGACAGCGAAGCGACGCCTGCAGTTCTACATCCTCACGAACGGAGGGCTTCCCGAATGAGAAGGGACGACATCCTCGCGCTCAAGGAGAAGCGGGCGACGCTCCACAAGGAGATGGTCGACCTCTTCGGTGCCGCCGAAGGCGAGTCGCGCGAGTTCACGGCCGAGGAGGCCGAGAAGTACGACAAGATGGAGGGCGAGTTCCGCTCGCTGACCGAGCGCTGGCAGAAGGCCGAGGACCTCTACAACGAAGAGCAGGAGGTCAAGCGCTCGCTGGAGACCCCGATCGACTTCCGGATCGAGGACGGCGACGAGGTGCCGCTGACGCTCTCGGAGTACCGGGCGAAGACGCGGCAGCTGCTCGCCCACGAGACGCCCGAGTACCGCTCGGCGTACTGGCACTACATGACCGCGAAGAGCCTCTCGGAGCTCGACATCGAGGAGCAGCGCGTTCTCTCGAAGGCGTCGGCGGGCGCCGGCGCGAACCTCGTGCCGACCTCGTTCTACAACCAGATCATCAACATCCTCCGCTTCACCGGGCCGATCAACCAGCTCGCGGCGACGATGACGACCGACAGCGGCGAGACGATCCAGATCCCGTCGGTCTCGGCGCACGGCGTCGCGACGTGGACGGCCGAGAACGCCGCCTACACGGCTTCGGACGAGACCTTCGGACAGATCTCGCTGAACGCCTTCAAGGCGGGCCGCCCGGTCATCGTTTCGGAGGAGCTGCTGACCGACGCCGCCTTCGGCCTCGACAGCTACCTCGCGAACGAGCTGGGCACGTCGATCGGCGTGCTCGAGGAGACGGCCTTCGCCACGGGCGACGGCTCGGGCAAGCCGCTCGGCATCGCCACGGCGGCGAACGGCGTCACGGTCTCGCAGGCCGCGACCGGCAACGCCTCGAACCCGACCTACAGCGCGGTCATCGGCTGGGTCTTCGCCCTGCCGTACCAGTACCGGCGGAACGCGGCCTGGATCGTCTCCGACTCGGCCGTCAAGAGCCTCTACCTGATGGTCGACGGCCAGCAGCGGCCGCTCTGGAACGTGAACGTCGCCGGCACGGGCCCCGACTCGTTCGCGGGCTACCCGGTCTACACGTCGCCGGACTTCGCCGCGACCGGCGCGAGCGCCAAGATCGGCGTCTTCGGTGACATCTCGCAGGCGTACCAGATCCGCCGCGTGAACGGCTTCTCGATGCAGCGGCAGACCGAGCTCTACTCGAACAACGGGCAGGTCGGCTTCCGTGGCTTCGAGCGGGTCGACGGCCGGATCCGGAACGCCGCTGCGGCGATCGTCCTGCAGATGTCCGCGACCTAGACCGAGAGGAGGAAACGCCAGATGGCAGAGAGCAAGAGCAGCTCGAAGATCAAGGAAGGCGAGGTCGTCGGTCCTCCGCTCGTGCAGTCCACGACCGAGGCCACGCCGGCGAAGGCGGACGAGGAGTCCATCCCGAACGCGATGGACGCCAAGCCCGAGGATCCGCCCGTGCGGGCGGCCAAGCCGGATACGCCGATCGCTCAGACGCTCGCCGCAGGTGCGGGCGCGCACACTCCTCCCGACCCGGACGAGTTCGGCCCCGACGGCCGGCCGAAGGGCGAGGAGGGCTAGACGGCGTCGGGCCTCGCCCGATGCCCTGCCGGGGGATCCGTGCCGCAGCGGGTCCCCCGGCCACAACCACGAAGGAGAGCCGAATGAAGATCGAAGTGCTCGTGTCGCAATGGTCGGCCGAGGGTCAGACCTTCGCCGGCGGTGTCCACGAGATCGAGAAGCCGACGAAGAAGCTGCTCGGCCTCGTCGGCGCAGCACCCGACACGACGCTGACGGTCCTCAGCGCCTCGAAGGACGAGCGCGCCGCGCTGAAGGCGGCGGTCGAGTCGCAGGCCAAGTCGGAGAAGCGCTACGCGCAGGCGCAGCGCGACGGCAGCTGGCACGCCGGCAACTACGACCAGTACCTGCTCGACGTCGAGAACGGCTCGCGTGAGCCCGACCCGAGCATGCCCGACCGGGAGACCTACATCGCCGAGAGGACGGTGAGCTGACGTGGCAAGCATCGTTTCGGCAGACCTCGTCGAGTACCACTCCGCCACGCAGTCGGACGCCGACGCGATCACGGTGGGCGGCGCGATCGACACGCTGCGGCGGCCCGACTTCACGCAGGTGACCGCCGGCGACACGGTCGAGGTCATCTCGAGCAGCGCCTCGGACACGCAGAACTGCACGATCGAGGCGCGCAAGGCCGACGGCACCGTCGTCAGCGAGACGCTGGCGCTCACCGGCACGACCGCGAAGATCTTCGCCGGTAACGGCGCCATCGACCGGATCCTGAAGGTCGAGCTCGCCTCGGCCGCCATCGGCACGATCACCGTCCGGAAGTCCGTCGCCGGCGCGACCTACCGGCAGATCCCGGCGGGCGAGCGCGGCTTCTCGATGTTCCTCCGCAAGGACGCCTCGAGCACGAGCGGCGCGCTGAACTTCTACGCGAAGACGTTCTGGAAGAACACGAACTCGACGAACGCGCTGCTCAGCGCGCAGGTCTCCGAGTCGGCCGACCCGACGGGTCTCGTCGACTTCGGCCTCGCGGCCTCGGTGAACGACTCGGGCACGACAACGAACCGGCAGACGGCACCGGGAGGCGTCACCTTCGCCTCGACGGCCGCGAACGTGCCGGGCACAGACCTCGCGGCGACCGCCGCGATCGGCGTCTGGAGGCGGCTCGCGCTGGCGCAGAACAACGCCGCGATCCGCTCGACGCACACCCTGCAGCTCGCAGGGTCGACGACCTAGGAGGCACCCATGCGGAAGATCGTCCTCGCCCTCGCGGCGCTCGTCGCGCTGCTCGTGATCGGAGTCGCCGGCGCGGCTGCTCCGACGATCAGCGTCTCGAACGTCACCGACTCCTCGTGGGTCACCTCGATCTCGAACTCGGGCCTGACCGATACGAGGCCGTGCGGCAAGACCTACCAGGAGCAGGTCCGGACGCAGAAGCCCGACGGGACGTGGACGGCGTGGCGCTCGTCGTCCTCGATTCAGACTGCGGGGTGCCCTCAACCTCCGCCACCGCCGCCTCCACCTCCACCGCCACCCCCGCCGCCCCCGCCGAGCGGGCTGAGCTTCGTCGCGCCGAGCGCTGGCGCGACCGTCAGCGGCATCGTCGACGTCGTGCTCTCGGATCCGTCCACGAGCGTCGCGTGGGTCGAGTTCTACGCCTGCGGCGGACGCAATCAGGGCGAGATCGGCGTCCGGCAGGCGGACGGCAACTTTCATATCGGCTGGGACACCTCGGCCGCAGGCTGCACCGGCTCGACGACGCTCGACGCCTACTCGCACAGTTCGAGCGGCGCGATCGTTCACAACGCGCAGGAGGACGTGACGATCTCGACCTCGCCCCCGCCGCCTCCACCGCCACCGCCTCCACCGCCACCGCCCGGAGGCGACTGCACGGGCCTCCCGATCCCGGGCGCAG